GGTTTTCCAGATATGGAAGGATAGTTTGGTTGAACTAATCCTGCATATAGAGTGCCTTGTGTTTTTTTATCTAACTTGATACCGTTTAACTCACCTGGTTCAATAGCTTCGAAAACGCTTTCTCTATATTGAGCAGCCATTGCTTGTTGCTGCTCGCGTAAGTCTTGTTGTTTTTGAAGATCTTCCGCTAATATTTGTTGTTCGATTTGGTCTAACTTTGGCTTATACTTAGCAGCTTTTGCAGCAAGTTCGCCTCTGTCTTTCATATCATTGATTTGGTCATTGATATCTTCCTCATCGAAAGAAGTTGTGTGTCTTAGATAGATTCGTGCGATTTTTTCTTGGTCACCTTCATCATCAACAGATAAGCTTCTTCTCTCTTCAGATCTTGCTAAGTTCTTAAGAGCTCCTTTTATATCTTGATTACCACTGCTAACGTGGTCAATCAAATACTGGATTTCTCTAGGGAGGTTCTCATAAAAATCACCGTAGGCCGACTTCTTACCGTTTACTTCTTTAGCAGAAAGGTTGGCTTCAAAAAGCTCTTCGAAATCTTTAACGCTGTACTTAGTGATATCTTCCTCTTCACCCGCATCATTCGTAAAAGGTTTAAGCTTTCCTTCTTCGATCCACTTCTTAGTGAAATCTAATAAGGCACTCTTATCTGTTTTAGGACGTCCCGCGTTAGAAGTTTTAGCTTCTTCTTGGTCATCTTCAGTTCCGTTTTGCTGAACTAGACTGTCTAAAAGAGCTGCTGCTTTAGTTGTATCTGAAGGTTTGTTAGAATCTTCTTCTTCATCATCTTTGTCAAGGAACGACGTGTCTGTAGTTTCTCTAGAGAACATACTAGGTTTTTTTTCAGTCTCAGGTAACATCGCTGTCGATGCTCCTGGGATACCTAGGATATCTTCCATACTTTCTACATCTACTGTAGTAACATTGGTATCTGTTGCAGTACCTTTGTTTGTTTCATCATTTTCTGGCATGTTGGTTGGTTTTATTATTAGTTGGCTGACATTATAATATAGTCAAAAATAGTGATTTAAACATTATATATTTAAAAGCTGGCTATCCTAAAAGGAAATATTTCCGATTAGTATGGCTAGTTACTTTTTCTTAGCTGGCGGTTTTTTGTCAAACTTGTTCTTGTTTTCTCTCGCTATTTGCAAATCGATGTCTTTCATCTGCTTTTGCTGGTTAAGTTTTTGTTGTTCCAAGCTCATCTTTTCTCTAAACTGAGCATCCTTAGATGCTTCTTTTTGTTGGTTAAGAGTCATCGTTTGTTGGAACTCGCTACTGCTTTTAATCTCAGCCATAACGTCTTGGAAATCACTCACTTGATTTTGGTTGATATCTTGCATAGAACCAAAACCTGCAGCCTTAATCTCAGCAACTAGAATATCTCTACGACGATTCTTTTCAGCTTCTAAAGTCTCATGATCAAGTTTCATCTGAGCTTCAGTAGTTTTTTGTTGCATTTCCAGCTCTTTCATTTTTTGTTCATGAGCCATATCTTCCTGACGCATTGCTTGGGTTTTCTCTTCAGTTTGCTTCATAGCATGTGTTATCTCAGATAACGACTCTGACTGAAGAATAGCAGAAAGATCAAAAATACTAGCTCCGGCTGTATTGTTAGTCTTCGCTAACATTTTCATTTCTTCCATCATTTGACGGTGATTAGCCTTAGTCGTTGTATAAATGTTCAAGTCACGAAGCATTAAGTCTGTACCGTTTATCTCAAAGTTAACCTTCTCATCTAGAGACGTCATGTATTGTAAACGAACAGAAGGCTTTTTACTATGGTAGTATTGGGCTACGTCTGTACGCATTTGGTGTACACGAGGCATTAGGTAATCAGAGTGCTGGATAAAGTATACTTCGGTTTGAGCAAATGAACCTGTAACAGCTTGTTCGATTCCTTTTGCTGTATCTGTTTGAGCTATTTGTTGGCCCATACGCTGTGGTGTAATACCTACTGTTTCGAACGCCTGTTGTTTAAAATATGACGCTATTTGAATACGAGACATTAATCGCTGAGTCTGCTCCAGGTTAAGAACTTGGAAATGACTAAAGCTTAAAGGGTTCTCTGTATTTGTGATAGCTGTATCCAAAGGAAGCATGCTGAAGTTCTTCATTGCTACATAAGCCTTAGCTAAGTTGTTCTTACCCCAGTCTTCTCCCATAGAATGTTTAGGAAGAGCGTTTTGGTCAAGAAGAATTACAGTACCTAATTCGTCCACTAAGATATCAGCAATCTGGTTATTAACCATGTTGTATCCTATTTGGTATGGTTTCATTAAGTCTACCAAAGCTGTTGAACGAGTGTTTCTATCAGAGAATACAGATCCTTCTACAGGAAGCTTACAACCATATAAGTTACGGTCGCCTTTAAATTGAAACTTTAGGGGACCTATTTTGTTCTGGTCGATACCCAGGTAAATAGGGTTGATGCCGCCGGGATTATTTTGTCCCCACATGTTAGGACGATTAGGGCCTATTTTAACACCACCCCACACTTGATTGATATATATCCAATCTATGTGCTCACCAAAAATAAGGTTATCCTTAGTCTTGTTCTTGTACAATAACGTATTGTATAAAGGCTTGTCTGTAACTCTATAAGATTCGTCAACGATATCTGTAATAACCTCTCCTGTTTCTGCAACCTTAGTAAGATGCCCTACTTTACGTTGAGACTTCCAGTAACAAGTAGTCACACGAAGCATGTAGGCCATACCCATATCCGCGTAGTCTTCTGACTCTGAAAAAATCCAGCTGATAATATCTCCACCCGGGAAAACACTGTTATCATACATTGACGTAAACTGACGATACGCTAGGGAAGGCCTATTTGTATTCCAGTCATGAGACTTAGTAGCATCATAGTAAGAACCATCATTTTGATATCCTTGGATAGGATAACCTGCAGATCTTACAGGATAGATAGCCTCTAAAGCTTCCATCTGATCTGTGGTCATCATGTATCCGTACTTATCAATAACATCGGCTACAGTCATCATGTCCATCTTTCCAACCCAGTTTCCTTCTGAAGTATAACGAATCTCAGGAGATTTGTGATAGAAAGTAGTAAGAGGATTCCATAACTCTACGTTATAGTCATCTTCTCCCATATGGAAATGCCAGAATTCACGGTCGGTAATCAAGCTATCTCTAAAGGCTCTTTCCTCTAACTCGTCCATTCTAAAACGATCCTCATCGATTTGATGCTGATGAGACGCCCACTGTTCTGCTAAACTACGATAGCTTTTACTGAAGAAATCTTCTATCTCAGGAAGAGTTCTTAGTTTCTCAGGAGATGTTTGTTCTTGAATTTGTTGTTGTGCTTCAGGGTCATTAGGGTCTAAACCTTGAGCAAGCATTTTATTTAAAAGTTTTTGCTGAGCATCTTTTATAAGAACTTCTTCTATAGCAGTTCTTTTCTGTTCCATGAGCTCGTTATACGAGTAATCATCGACAGCTCTAAAGGTCACCTTAGTGTTTCTTTTTGCAAACTCTGTTGTGAGAACGTTGATTACATTGGGAATGATGGGATAAAATTTAAGCTCTAGGGCGCTCACATCTTCTTGCACGAGAGTTTCGACAAGGTCGCGCATCTCATTATCTTCTTCAACTAGGTAATCAGTCTTATCAATAACACCTTTAGCGAGCTTATAGTTTTTCATTAAACGACGACCGTTACGGCGGATCTGTTTCAAACCTTGCCATTCTAACCAGTCAAGATTCCAAGCAGCCCAAGCTGTATCTTTTTCCGAACGAGGAATAAATTGTATAGGCTGAGTGATAGAACCTAGACGATTGTATTCTGCTTTCTTGCCTGATTTCAGGCCCATGCCGTTTATTACTTCCATGCTTTTTTATCTTAAGTTTTTAAAAGGATTTCTAGGTTTTTGCATTCCTGTCATTCCTCCACTGTTTCTTCCCATATGACGAAAAGGACTGTTGTTTAATTTAAACATTTTATCTGACTTTTGCAAGTTAGCGTCCTGTCTTTCAACTCTTTTCTTATACCCGAGGTTAGATTGTTGCACTTTAGCAAAGGCTATCAAAGCTGCTAAAGACACTAGTCTATCCACGTTGACTCCGTCCGCATAGCCTTTCATCTCTTCCATGGCCATGATATCGGGAATCCTTTCTATACCATATCGTCTTTTTACGATAGTACCGTCCTCTTTTGTTTCATGCTCTATCTCCTCCTTCAAGAATTCGATAAGATAACTCAACAAATGGGCCTTAAACAATGTTCCTGTATTCTTCCATCCATACTCCTGGAACACGTTATCGTTAGACTTGGCATCTTTTAAGAACGTTATTTCGTTTTTTGGTACGAGATACTTATGCATTCTTTTTGCAATCATATGTCGTATGAACAAAGATATGTTATTTTCTATTATGGTACGCGCTTTATACCACTCAATAATTAACTCGAGTCTTTCATGAGTAAGATTGATGTCATCAAAACGACCAGTCCAGCACGCTACAATCTTGTCTCTTTCTATAAAGCTTTCTACATCTTCGCCGTCTTTTATCCTTGTAACCTCTACAGGGTTCTTGTAAACATAGATGGAACATAAAGATTCACTAGTTGTAGTCTTACCTTCAGACACAGGATCGACCGAAGCATAATAAGTTCCCCACTCAGCTTTTTCATCAGGACGTTCAAATACTTCTATAACCCCTGTCTTATCTTCCGTTTTTTTAGTTATTGGGAACTCACGTATAGGAAGATGACTGCTTGCCTTAGCCACTATTTTCCCTTCAGCATCCCTACTCAAGTCTAAGTATTCTATAGGATATTCTTTATCTTGAATACGTTGAGATTGTGCAGAAACTAAATGTTGAGGGAATACAGACACTGAACGGAAAGCAAAAGCTTCAGCCATATTCCTCGGTTTTTGAGAAACACGGAACTGATATATGTTAGGTTCTAGTAACTTTTTCCATTCTTCTCTTTGTTTATCCAAGGCCTCTTCAGCTTCTTTTACCAGAGAATTCCCGAAGTCATCGATGTAAGGAGGCATTGACCACTGTTCAGGTATGAACAATCCTGTCATAGCTACCGTGCCTTTATCGTCCATCAACTTGTTTTCTACGGGATAGATGTTACTTTCTTCAGGCTTATACATCATACTCTGAAGAGGCTTACACTGATCAAGCTCACCCACGGAACCTGCAGCAACGAAAAGACCGGTTGTAATCTCTCCTTCTTGTAAGGCAGGGAACAAGAACTCTACTGTTGTATCCATCTTAGGGGCGATACCTGCCTCCTCGTGAAAAAAGAATGTACAAGCTCCACCCACACCGTTTGTTGCATCTCTTTCGAACGTAGTAAGAGAAGCTACACCCTTTAGACCTTTCAAAGATATACGACCTTCTGAATCTTTTTCTTCAATTTGCTGTTGCCATAAACCTTCTCCACCTGGAGTAAAGTCACGATACCAGGCTGTGTTCTTGTTCAAGAATGAACGGTATTCATTCAAGAACTTCCAAGAACCTTTCAGGTTAACGAAGTCTTTATGAGAAGCTCCCATCTTAAGAATAGGACTCTCCTCAAACCATAGAAGATTTATAATCTTAGCACAGTGGAAATAAGAAGAAGCTATCTGACGTTTCTTTAAAATAGAACCATGTTTATAGTGCAACTCAGCCAGTAGTTCGTACATGGCCATATGGTACTGAACATCTCTCACTGCTGGGAAATCAAACTTTTTAGCAGCCTTATCGTAAATCTGTAGGAAGTTAATCCACATGTAATAATCTCTGGTCAGATACCAGCTTTTTCCTTTATTGTGATAAAGAGCTCCGAAACGACACTTAGCTTTTTCACCATCCCAATAGGTAATAAAGTCCTTGCTTCTGTTAGGCGCCGTACAGAATATCTTGTCTCTTCTGAACTTGATGGCCTGAGAGTTAAACTCAAAAGCTGTTTCATCAAACTCGTATTCACCAGGCTCTTTGAAAAGAGTAAGTATGAACAATCTAAAATCTTCTCTTGTAGCAAAAGATGTAGTTGTCCAAACACCATTGTCCCATGTAGGGACTGTTATAAAATCGTCTTTCATAGAAATAAGTTACTGTATACTACTCGGCGCCAACCGGCTTTTATAAAAATAAGTTCAGCTCGCCATG